TCATTAAGATCTTAAAATTAAGATTCCCACAACTAAACCTTCTTTTCTTAGATGAGTTATTATCTTCAGTAGACCATGATGGTGTTTACAATATATTGAAGATCTTAAATCAAGTAATTAAAGAACATGAAATAAATACATTCGTAATTAATCACTCGGTATTACCACATGAGATATTCGATAAAAAAATTGAAATCTACCGAGAAAATGGATTCTCTAAATTTACAATAGAGAACATAGATTAATAGAGTGATATATACTCTATGGCAACATACAATTTAAAATTTAATAAAGACGATTCAGTTATCAGACACGTTGTTGTTGGACTCTTAGCAGACCTCAATAGTAAACTGAGTTTTTGGAGACAAATTAGCAATGACGAGAGAGTTGTTGTTGATGTTCCTTTCTTTTATGCAGTCTCAGGAGATGAGAACTTCTTGAAAGATGCATTCCTATTTTCAAATGTAAATGGACCTGGTTGTGACCCTGATGGTCAGTTCGCAGATGGTAATTACGATAAAGTACCAAGAGGTATTGTAAACCTAACGTCGTTTGCTGTAGATCCTGCTAAGTTAGTAAATAAAAGAAACATGGGCCAATACTCAATGATGAATGAGAATGGCTTGATGGAAGGTTTTGTTGCTGAATTTGAAATGATTCCATGTACAATTGGAGTCGATGTTGAAATTTTAGTATCAAGCCAATTAGACTTATTTAAAGTTACAGAAGCTATTGTTAAGAAAATGTACAAGGCTAATTTCTATAATGTTGACGCAGGACATTTAGAAGAGGGTACTTACAGAATTTCATCTGAGTATATGATGCCAGATGATTATACACAGGAAAGACCTGTAGAATATTCTTTTGATGATAAAGCAAATCATAAAATTACATTTAGCTTAGAAATTAGTTCATTTATACCATCTTTTGATTTTGAAGAAGATACTTATAGAAAATTCACTAGAACTACTTATGCTAACGCTACATGTGGTAATTATGGAGATCCAAACGGATTCTTAGATCCTGCTATGACTCCTAATGTATATTATGATAGCAATACTCCAGCAAAATGGGAAGCTAATGGTATTGAATGGATTAAAACACAAGATGGTATTGATTGCTCAGATCCAACTGTTGCTGCAAGTTTAGGTAACGAACAAAATACAGAAAGTCAAATTAAGAGAGTTTCTAGAAGAAGAAAACAGTCTAATAGAATGTTTACAATTAAGAACGGACCAGATCCTATAGATGCTACATCAGAAAATGATTCTTCAATGCTTGGAGATAACTATAGTGTCACTGGAAGGGACTATCCGTTCGGAGGTAAAATAGACGAATAATTTGACTGATATATACTTAATAGAAAATAAAATACAAAAAATGGCAAATTTAAAAAACAATAAAGTTATTTCACCAATTATTGAAAGTGGCCAAGGTCATGTTTTTCATGTTAATGGTGCAAACTTTAAAGTAACTGGTTCTCATATAGAACTAGTAGAAGAAACTAATGATATTTTTAAAACACTAGTTACTGCTAACAACTTATTTACAATCAACGAGAATGGTATTTCATTCTACTACGATTACAACAACAAAAAAGCTATTTCCAAAATAGAAGAGGGTTCAACAGAAAACTTTGATAAAATGAATGACTTAAATGAGAAAATTACTTTCTTAAATGAGTCAATTAAAGAGCTTAAATTAGCAAATAAAAAGGGAGAGGCTTTAGAGATCGCAACTAAAGAATTAGATGCTACTCAAAAAGAATTAAATGAAACTAAGAAATCTGCAATAGCAGTACAGTTTACGTATGTAAAAGAATCAAATACATTCTTTGCAGGTAAAATGGAAATCACTTTAGGTTCTGAAGAAAAACTTTCTGAAAGATTTTTTAATATAGGTTACATTAAGTATCAAGATAAAGCTATTATGGAAGCATTCCAAACAGCTGCTACAAACTTCGATACTTACAAAGTTTTAGATTTTGTTGAAGAGTCTACTAAAGACCAAGTTACAGTAATTTCTATGAAGGCTGAAAATAACGCCTTTGTTTATAGAAGAAACGAAGATACTAAAATAACACAATTCAAAAAATTATTAGCTGACGCTGCTGTAGAATATGTAGCAGAACAAACCGGAGCCGATGTTACTGAATTATATGCTGAAGTTTTAGAATCTCTAGTAGAAAGAAGAAAGGCTAAGAATGAAAAGATTAATCTTTACAATGAGATGTTATCATTCCTACATGACCAAGTTGGTAGATTAGCAGAAGCTGATAGAAACTTACCAGATATTAAAGCTGCAGATCAATTATTAAAATCTGAGGTTAAAAGAATTTCTGAAGTTTTAGCTGGCGTACAAAATGAAGATATTTTAAATATTGAAGATGGTTATGTTGCTGCTAAAATGAAAGTAGAATCTGATGGTTATTCAAAAGACCAATCCATGAGAGTAGATGCTCTTGAATATACTAACGCTGGAAAGAATGATATTCTTACAGTATTCATTAATGATGAGCCTGCAAGAATTGAAAAGTTCAAGATTGCTTTAGATTCTAACGAAGCTATTTAATCGTACTCACTCACCAAATCCCACTAAAAGCCCGTTTCGAAACATTCGGGCTTTTTTGCATATAATAGTAAATTAAACGAAACAAACGTGCCTAGAAAAAAGAATTATCTAAACAACAAAGATCTTTACAATCAGATTGTACAGTCTTTAGAGGATGATAAGTTAACCAGGGATGCTGAAAAGATGTTAATTCTTTTAGCAGAGAGGGCAATAAGAAAACTAGTTTATGTAAGTAATGATGATAGAAATGATTGTCTACAATTTGCAATATTAGACCTCTTAAAATACTGGCGTAACTTTAATCCCAAATATACTAACGCTTTTGCCTATTTCACAGAGATAGCAAAGAGAGGGTATGCGAAGGGTTGGAATAAAATACACCCGCAGAAATATAAGAATACAATGTCAATGGATAAGATTAATACCAATAATGGTAGTTCAGAAGGCGGAATGTTTAATATATAAATGTCAATAAAAAACTTAAAACCCAGAGGGAATTCAGGTTTTGTACAAGGCTATTACGAGCCACAAAATCCAGATAAGTATATCGGCCCAACGCCGATCATTTATCGATCCTCATGGGAAAGAAAGTTTTGTATTATGTGTGATACTAAAGATAACGTATTAAAATGGTCAAGTGAACCTGTAGAAATTAAATATATTTCTAGACAGGATAATAAACAACATAAATATTATCCCGACTTCTATATGAAAACTGCAGCTACTGGAGAAGAGGGTGAAATAGAATGGTTGGTTGAAATAAAACCAGAAGCTCAAATCAAAAAACCACTACCTCCGAAAACTAAATCCAAAAAAGCACTTAATTCATATAAGTTTTTAGCAGAACAATATGTTAAGAATACTGACAAATATAAATATGCGCAAGCATGGTGTGAAAGTCGTAACATGAGATTTATCGTGTTAACAGAAAAGACACTTAAATAATGGGACAGGTTAAAAAAGATATAAGACAATTAAGTAAAGATGCTGGCGGTAAAGGTAGAGCTAAATCTGCTGCTGAAAGTTGGTTTGAAGATTCTAAAAAAGGAATTAGAGAAACAGCAGTACAAAATACAGCAAGAAGATTTAGACCAGGTCAAGTCTACGTATTTAGATATGATGAACCAAAATATGCTACAGAGTGGGATAAAAATCCATGTGTATTAGCATTAGATCCAGCAGGTAATAATGATTGTGGTATTAATTTAAACTTATTGCCACCCAATATTAAAGAAGAACTACTAGATGTAGTTTACGAAAGATTCCAAGGTTTCTTAAAAGGACAAGAGGGGAAACCCGCTAAAAACCAGGCCCCACTATCATTAAGTTATGATGGTGCAAAAGGTTTTTTAGGTAAATTTGGATTTGATTTTGCGATTAGACAATATATCCCTAGTCGTAAATCACAACAAGCAGTAGTGGGATATGAACACTGGGCCAGAATAGCTCTTGCTGATTTTCTACAGTTAGAAGGTATGGGAGTTGGGGCTATTAGAGCAATGTTCAAAAACCACTTAAATAAATGAGATATATAAAACAGAAATAATAATATATTATGGCAGGATTTACCGAAAAAAGAAACGGACCGTTCAGTTCTAACTCAAGACCATTTAGCCTTTCAAACGCTTTGAAAACGCTAAGTTCTTTTGGTATGCGTTATGACGACATGGTACTTAGACAATCTCAAGCAATTGGTCCAATGGAAGATCAATTTGGCTACAGAGAGATGAACCCGTTTGGCCTAGACAACGATGATATTTATGGTGCATTTGCTGCACTATCTATGGCAGATATTAATATGAAAAAGAACGTACCGTTCTTTGATATTGATTACCCTGGTAAAAGAGATGAATTGAGAAGATTCTCAATGAATGATGAAGTTGAAGATGTTTTAGATATACTTTGTGATGAAGCAATTGTATATGATGAAAAGAACTTTTTTGCTCAACCTTCTATTTTAGGTCTTGACGTCTCCGATGAAGTTAATAAAGACCTTAACAAATACTTTAGACAAATTTATCACTATTTTGGTTTTAATGGTGAACAATCAGCATGGTACTTCTTTAGAAAATTCCTAGTTGATGGTTACCTATCATTTGAGATAATTTATTCCCCAGACCAAAAAGAGATTATAGGTTTTAAAGAAATTGATCCTGTAACCTTAATGCCAGGTTTTAATAAAGACGACGGTAAGAAGGTATGGATCCAATATAAAGACGATCCGGTAAAAGAAAGAGTATTATATGATTCTCAAATTATTTATATTGCATACTCTTCACTTTCAACTGCATCTAGAGTTAGTTACGTTGAAAGATTAGTTAGATCATTTAACTTACTTAGAATTATGGAACACACCAGAGTAATCTGGGCAGTAACAAATGCTTCATTTAGAATGAAGTTTATTATTCCTGTAGGTGGTAAATCTAAAACTAGAGCAAAACAATCGTTAGCTCAGTTAATGAATAACTATAAAGAAGTTGTTGACTTTGATTTTGAATCAGGTTCATTGACTACAGACGGTAAGCCAATGTTACAATTTAGTAAAGAGTATTGGTTACCTTCTAAAGATGGTGAAACTCCAGAAATTGAAACATTAGGCGGTGAAGGACCAGAATTAAATGATACAGAAGCTCTTAAGTATTTCCAAGATAAACTAAAACAAGTTTCTAAAATACCTTACAATAGATTCTTATATGAAGATGATGGTGGTGACTATGCATTAGCAGGTGACGGGATGGTAAGAGATGAAATCAAGTTCGCTAAGTTTATTAATAGATTAAGATCAGTATTCCAAGAGGTATTAGTTAAGCCATTGTATATTCAAATGTGTCTTAAATACCCAGAGTTTAGTGACGATCCACAATTTAAAACTCAAGTAGCCTTAAGATTTAATGAAGAGAATGTATTTGCTGAATTAAAGAACCAAGAAATCATGCAGCTAAGATTAGACTTTATCTCAAGTATGAGAGATAGTTTAATGACAACTAACCAAGAGACTATGGAAGAAGAATACTATTTCGATCAAGAATACTTAGTAACAAAGTATTTAAAATTAACTGAGGATGAAATTAACGCTAATAAATCATATAAAGCTAAAGCTGCAAAGGCTGCAGCAGATGAACCAGAGCCAGAAGATGATGGAATGGGCTTCTAATCCTAGATAATTAAGAAAAAGAGATATATAAACTATGAAAACAGATATTAATATTTTTAAAACATTCGAAGAGTTCATCACAGAAGATGCTTTAAAGGCAGGTGAAGAATCTGACGTTTACGTAGAGCCGCTTACTTTAGACTCTGGTTCTGAAATAAAATCAGCAGAAATCCTAGGAGCTATTACAGCATCTAAGACTGAAAAAGAATTTAAAGATTACTTCTTTCAAGAGTATGGACAAGATGCTTTTGCCGAAGGTGAAATGGACATTCTAGTTAAATATTATCTAGATAAAGAGACCGAAGACGCTGAGGAAGAGAAAGAAGAAGAGAAGGATGTTGAGAAAGAAGAAGAAGGTGGAGATGACGAGCTAGACCTTGACATTTAACATATTAAGATATTTGCATAATAAGACGTGATATATATTAAAAATAATAAAAACCATAGATATGGCAAAAGTTAACGATTTACTAATCGTCGAAATGTCCTCTAGTCAACTAAGCGTAGCTTCTACAGAAGGCAAAGAGTATGTTCTCGAAGGTATTTTTGGTGAAATTGACACTAAAAATAAAAACAACAGGATTTATACTGAAGATGAGTATGTACCTCAAATCCAACAGTTACAAGATAAAATTAAATCTTCTAAACTGTTAGGTGAGTTAGACCATCCTCAGCAATTTGATGTTTCTCTTAAAAATGTTTCACACATTATTGAGGAACTTTTCTACGATAAAGACAATAAACATGTAAAGGGTAAAATTAGACTATTAGATACTGACGCTGGCCGTCAAGCTAAAGCATTAGTTGATGCTGGTGTACCTTTACAAATCTCTTCTAGAGCAGCCGGTGCCGTTGAATCAAACGGAAAGGTAAAAATCAAACAATTATTCACTTACGATTTAGTAGCAGATCCTGGATTTGCAAACGCTGAATTAAAAAGAGTTAACGAATCTTATGGATTCGATGATAATTCAGGTTTATGGATATATGAAATGAATGGTGAAAAAGCTGAAGAGTCTACAAAAGAAATTACAACAAACATAAATACAGAAATAAAAGAAAAAAACATGGCAGAATTTGTAAAAGCTGAAGATTTCCATAAGTATTCTGAGTACTTAGCTAACGAAATGAAAAGCATTAAAGAGTCTATCGGTGCAAAAAACGAAGACAAGACGTTAGAAGATGTAACATCTCATAACGACCATATCGTCGAAAGCGTTAATACTCTCTCAGAATATGTTGAGTATTTAGCTGGCAAATTAGACGAGTCAATCCAGTATTCAGAACACGTTGCTGAAAAAGCAGATCAAGGTATATCTTATACTGAGACAGTTGCTGAAAAATTAGATCAAGGTATTCAATACTCTGAGCATTTAGCAGAAGCTGTTGGTAAAGTTAAAGACTTTGCTAACTATGTTGCTGAACAAGCTAACGAAGGTAATGAAACTAATAAGAATCTATTAGGTTACGTTGAATACTTAAAAGAAAACTTACAGCAAGTATCAGAATATACTGAATATATTGCAACTCAAATCAACGAAAACTTAGTTGAAGAAGAAGTTGAAGATGAATCAGGAGAACCTGCTGAAGAGTTAGAAGATGAAACTGTAAAATCAGACGCTGAAGTTAAAGACGAAGTTGACGCTGCTGAAGTTGGTGAATTACCTGCTGAAGATGAAGGTGAAGATGGAGCTAAAGAAGTAGCTGAGACTGAAGAAGTTGAAGAAACTGAAGAAGTTGAAGAAACTGAAGAAGTTGCTGAAGAAGATGAAGCTGGTGAAGGTGCTGAAGAAGTTGCTGAAGAAGATGAAGCTGGTGAAGGTGCTGAAGAAGTAGCTGAAGAAGAAGTTACTGAAGAAGAAGACGAGGAATTTCACGCTGAAGCTGAAGAAGTAACTGAAGAAGAAGACGAAGCTGAAGCACCTGGTGCTGAAAAAGAAGAGGCTGATGTTGAAGAAATTGGCGATAATTCAGAAGAAGGTGATGTAGATCCTGCTGCTGAAGATGGAGCTGGTCAACCTGCTGAAGAATTGGAAGATGAAACTGAAGATGTATCTGAAGTTGAGCCAGAAGGTGAAACTGAAGAAGCTGAAGCTGGAGAATCTGATGAAGAAACTGAGGGCGAAGATGGAGCACACGATCCATTAGAGTCTTACAAAAAAGAAATTTCATCTAAATTAGATGCATTAGTAGAAGCTGCTCAAGTAAAAGAAAATGAAAATCCTGCATTCTTAAATGTAGTTTCAGGTTCTGTACAAGAAGCTTACAATACACTAAACGAAGATGCAAAAACTGAAGTTAGAAGTAGAGTTACAAAAAGAGCATTTATGAATGAGTCACAAATTAGTGCAATCATTGAAAACGCAAATGCTGTTGTTGAAGCTAAAAATAACGAACCATTCTTTATCACTGCAATACCTGCAGAATATAAAGAGAAGTTTGAATCTTTAACTGAAGGAAAACAAGCACAAATTAAAGCACAAGCAAACTATCATACTCTAAAGACTGAGTATCAAGTTAGAAACTTCTGGGAAACTAGAGATCTAAGAGAGGTTAAAGTTGACTTAGAAAAGTTAGCTGCAGTTAATGAATCAGCTAAGACTGAGGAAATTAATAAGCCACTATATGATGTTTCCGATATGGCTGATGCTTTTAAGAAAAGATTTAAAAAGTAAACAATATATAAACTAATCGACGATATAGGGTATCGAAGCAGAAAACCCAAGCAAGTCGAGTTTCGAAAGAAACACTAAACAAACCATTAAAAAAACAATTTAACAAAATGGCAAATTTAATTAACGAAGCTGAAGTTAGAAACACGTGGTCACCGATTATTTCGGAAGCTACTGGTATTAACGAAAGCTCAAAACTAGCTTGGATGTCAGAATACTGTCACAATCACAAGCTTTATGAAGATGCAAACATCATGTCTTTAGGGACTGCTGGTAACATCTTTGGTATGGGAGCAACAAGCTTTCCAGATAACCCAAACTCAGGTGATTTAGGTTCAGGAGATAAAGCTCCAACTTTATTACCTTTAGCAATGCAAGTTGCTGCACAAACAATCGGTTTAGACCTAGTACCTGTTGTACCAATGGCTGGACCAATGGGATTATTATCTTACCTAGACTTCGTATACGAAGGTGGTAAAGTAATTGGTTCTGAAACTCCAACTTACATCAAAGCTAACATCGGCGTTGCCGCTGCTGGTAATGATACTGCTGCTGGTACTTCAAGAATCGATGGTAAACCAATTATCAGAGTTATTGATGCATTAGCCGGTGGTGAAGCTTCTATCGCTGATAGATATGCTGGTGCTGAATTAGTAAAAGCTCTAGAAGATCATATTCCTGCATTTTCAGGTGCTGATGCTAACGGTAACCCAATGTCAAGAGGCGTAGGGGAACAAACTCCAGACAAAGTAATGGGCTTAAGCTTATTCTCTAAATCAGTTGCTGCTGAAACTTTCCAAGTTGCTGCTGCAGTTACTAGAGAGCAAGTACAAGACCTTAAACAATTCGGTGTTGACGCTGTTGCTCAAGTAGAAGCAGTTTTAACTAACGAATTAACTCAGTCTATTAACAACCACATCTTAACTTCAATGAGAGGTTTAGCTGGTCAAGGTTTAGGAGTTGATAACGCAGGCGTAAACGAAGTAAGTATAGCTGTAGCTGCTAACTCTGGTGAAACTAGAGCAGATTCTTACAGAGCAATCTTAACTAATATCTTAGCTGCTGCGAACTTAATCGCACAACAAGGTAGAAGAGGTGCTGGTAACTTCGCAGTTGTAGGTGGTGCTGTTGCATCCGCTTTACAATCTGTTGCTGGTTTCGTTGCTTACCCAATGGCTAACACTGTTAACCAAGTTGCAGGTTCAATCTATCCTTTAGGTTCTGTTGCTGGTATCAATGTTTACACTGACCCATCAATCGCATTCGGTTCTGCTGAAGTATTAATCGGTAGAAAAGGTGACGGTAATGGTCCTGGATTAGTATTCATGCCTTACTTAATGGCTGAATCAGTACAAGCAATCGTTGAAGGAACTATGGCTCCGAAAGTAGCTGTAAAATCTAGATACGCATTGGTTGAAGCTGGATTCCACCCAGGAACTCAATACGAGAAGTTCACACTTACAGGTTTCTCACTATAATTTATAGTTAACTAGTAATTTTATATTAAAGGCCCTCTTTTTGAGGGCCTTTTCTTTTCTACAAACTTAAGCAGATATATAGTTAAAGATTAACTTATTAATAAAACATAATAATACAAGCTATGGCTAAATTTAAAAAACCAATTCTACTACAAGAAGAGTTTGCTGCTGGTGAAGTTTCAAGTAATCCAACTACACCTGCTGTTAAAACAACTGTAGACACAGTAGGGACTGAACAAGTTGCTGCTAATAAATCAGGAGAACAAGTAAGAGCAGAAATCGTACAAGATGTCGATACTATCTTAACTAACCTAGAACAACTTTCAAAGCAAATCACAGAAAGCATTGACGCAATTATAGAAGAAGTCTTTACTGAAGATATTGATTTAGAATTAAACGAAAACGCAGGTGCTACTTTAATGGCGATGTTTAAAGCATCCGCAGCTGCAGGCAAACTTAATGCTAAATACCCTAAATTATTAAAGAAGAAAAAGAAGGCTGAATTAGATAAAAAAATAGCCGGCTTTAAATTTGATGAAGAGAAGCAGAATAAGTTAGATCAAGCTGAAGGTAAATTAAAAGATGCTATCAATAAGAAAATTGATGCACTTGACGATCCTGCTAAAAAGAAGGCAATGAGAGTTGCTAGAGATGAAAAAGTTAAATCTCAGTTGGCTCAGGCTACCAAAGAACTAGATAGAACAAAAGAAGATTACGCTAAAAAAATGGACAGGCAAGTAGAAGATGTCCAAGCCAAAATCACTAAATTACTTGCTGATAACAAAGTGGGCGATGCTCCTTTAATTAGTGCTCAATGGGATAAGACTAAGATTAAGATTGAAAGAGACGCTGATGATGCATTCTTAAAGAAGGAAAGAAAGGTAATGGACGAGTTCGTCAAGGATGAAGACAGAATTAAAAGATGGGAAAAAGCAGCCGCGGATAGAGTTAATAAAGAAATGAAAGAGGATGCTGAAGCTGCTAAGAAAGCAGCAGAAAGAGCTAAAGCTGCCCAAACTAAATTAGATGGTGAAATTGCAAATGCTACTGGCGCTGAACTAGAAGCACTTGAAAAAGTGAAAACTTATATGGGTGCTATTTCAGCATTTTCAGGAGCCACTACCGCTGCAGCTGGAGATCCAGAAAACAAAGAATTATATAAAGAGGCAAAAGCAAAACTTAAAGAGTTAAAAGATGCCTATGAAGCAATCGGTAAAAAAGATTATGCTCTAGCATTTGGATACGAGGGTGATTCTAAGGAAACTGATATTGAAGCTGCTAAGCTTGAATTTAAAGAAAGAATAGCTTTAATGGAAGAGCCTTTCGATGATATAGATGGACCGGAAGATGATGAAGAAACGGAAACTGCAAAAACATCACAACAATTAGCTGATGAATATATCGCAGGTAATGAAGGATTTGAAGTTGTTCAAAATAAAGACGAACAAGTTGGAGTTACTAATCCAGAAACTGGAGAAGAAGAACAAAAACCTAAATATGAAGGCGCAAAAGAGTTCAAAGGTAAGAAAGAAGATGGTTCTGATGACGACTCAGTTTGGGTAGCTAAACCAATTAATTACGCTGAGACGGCATCTGCTAATACCGGAGGCGGTAAAGCTCTTAACGAACTTGAAGAAGGAAATGAATTCGGTGCTGCAAGAGCAGAAGCAATTGCAAAAGGCGAAAAGACTTTTAAAGTTGGCGACGAAGAATATCCAGTAGAAGATGTTTCTAAGGATGATAAAGAAAATGCTAAAGAATTTGTTGAAGAAGCAAAAGAAAAATTACCTAAGAAGATTAAACTCTATGAAGGTATGTCTGTTGCTGATAGATTTAAAGCGTTAATGTAATATTAAAGAGAGCGCTTAGCGTTCTTTTTAGCAAGTTTAAGAAACTCCTCTCGTTCTGCGAGCAGGAGTTTTTTACATTTTTTACGAAAGTCAACTGATGATTTAAGTATACGACTATCTACCATTGGAGCATCTAAGACATCATAATATTCTGGATGGATAAAATTCTTAAGATCGAAGTTCATAAACTTAGACTTAATAGGTTTAAGTGAAATAGCACAATACCAATCAATAGTATTATACGACCTCTCTAGACCTTTTTCGTCTAGGGCTCTATCGTTAACCATATCCCAATAGATCTTAGTGGAAGTTGTAGATTTTGGCCTCTGCATTTTTAGGACACATTCCATAAACTGGTCATCATCAGACCATTTAGCAAGATTCCTATGATTAATTAGAAACTTTCTTAAAAATCTTGGTAAGTACTTTAGAATAATACCGTATCTGTTTGCCGGCCAAGGGCCACCAGTCTTTTTGATAATTATCGCCATATACTATATTTATCTATGAAACATTTCGGTACTATGGTACTATAATAACTAAACAATGTCGTATGATGAATTCAATAAACCAATTATTTACAGAGAAGTATAGACCTAAGAACTTCGATGATCTTATTTTGCCAGAACGTGTGATGTCTAAGTTTAAAGATGGACTAGTACAGAATATGCTATTTGCAGGCTCTCCTGGTACCGGTAAGACATCTTGTGCTAAGGCTATAGTGAATCAATTCGGTTTACCTTACCTTTACATTAACGCGTCTACAGACACATCTGTGGATGTAATCAGAACTAAGATTATAGATTTCTGTTCTACAGTATCTATTATGGATGCTCCTGGAATGTTTAAAGTAGTAATACTAGATGAGGTTGATGGTGTATCTGATCAGTTCTTTAAAGCACTTCGTGCTACAATGGAGCAATTCGCTAGCAATTCTAGATTTATTGCAACATGTAATTATATCAATAAACTACCAGATCCAATTCTATCAAGATTTGAAGTTATTAATTTCGACTTTGATAAAGAAGAAGAATCTGAATTAACTAAGAAGTATATTAGAAGAGTTTATGAGATATGTAAAGCTGAGGATATGTCTATTGAAAAAGATGCACTCGTAGAATTTGTTAGACGTAACTTTCCAGATCTTAGATCTACGTTAAATAAACTACAAGGCTATAAGACACAAGGTACTACAAATATTACAGTAGAAGATGTTAAGAAGTTTAACTCAGTCTATAAAGATGTTTTTGATCTAGTATTCAATGAATCAGATCCAGCTAAGAACTATCAGCTGCTGGTTAGTAATTATTCTAATAGAGTTGATGATGTTTTACAATCATTAGGTGAGGAGTTTGTAGAATATATACAACAAGAACGATTGCAAAGCGTAAAACATATTCCACAAGTAATTATTTCGGTTGCTAAACATCAAGCTCAGAGAGTTCATGTAATAGACCCAGTAATCACAATGTTAAGTTGTGTATATGATATTCAAGGAATTGTAAAAGAATAAACAAAATAAATGCCAAAACATTTTTCTATGTCAAATATTTTTCGTATATTAGTATAGGAATTAAAACACACAAAATATGAAAGTGGGAAAACATACACTATTAATCGACGGTAACTACTTTGTCTTCAGTAGATTATTCGTCTTGCCTAAGCCCAAGGGCGGTGCACTTCTACTCGGTGATGACAAACAAAAGTCTCAGTTTATGAGAAAACTAGCAATTGACTTTGCATCTGAAATGCGTAAGCTTAAGATGTTTGTTGATGATGTAGTTTTGACAGTAGACTCTAAATCATGGAGAAAGGATATGTACCCTGAAGCACAATATAAAGGTACAAGAAAACAAAACAAGACTGTAGATTGGACAGCAGTCTATGAAGTATATGAAGCATTCCAAGAAATTGTAGCTAAGAAAGGTGTAACTGTACATCAAATTCAAGGTGCAGAAGCAGATGATGTTATCTTTGGTTGGTCAACAATGTTAAATGCTAGAGGTAAATCTTGTATTGTATGGACTGGTGACAGAGACCTTATTCAACTAGTTAACTATTCTACTACAAATGACGCGCATACGCTATGGTACTACAACACCAAAAAATCTCTCTATGGATATAAAGGCTTTGAGCAAGACATGGCTCTATCGGCTTCTAATGAGATGACAGAAGATGATATGTTATTCAACATGGGCGGACAGCACATGATGCGAGATGCTTATCAAAACGATATTATGGGTTGGGTAAGAGCTAACAAGGTTGGAATTACAGAAATTGACTGTGATGAGTTTATCTTTCAGAAAATACTAACAGGTGATAAATCAGATAATATCCCATCTGTTGTTACATGGCAGAAAGAAATGAAGACCGGTAAACTTAGAAACTATTCTATTACAGATAAAACAGCAACTACTATATTCGATCAATTTGTAAAAGAATATAAAGACTTTAAAATAGACTACCTATTCTCATCAGAGGCTAAAGATAAATTATCAGATATTATTTACAGAGTAGTAGGTCATAGCTCTCTAACGTTAATCAAAGCTAATCTTACTAGTAATATCGGTTTAATGTTATTACATAATGATACTATTCCAGATCCTATTCTAAAGGCCATTTATGAAGCTATTGAAAAAGATTGGGAAGGTGCTTTAGAAAACAAAGAATCTCTATTTGAGATGGATAAAATCTTAGCAGATACTGATTGGTTAGAAGGCGCTAAGAAAAACAATTTTGCCCCAGATGCATTTGCGGGTATGGATATTCCAGAAGAGAAAGAGCCTCCAATGAAGCTAGTAGGTAAGAAGACTAAGAAGACTAAGAAGTCTACTAAGAAAGATCCAACTAAAAAATTATTTTAATGCCAGAGCAAATCATGAATCTAAATGACTATCTTACAATTGAAGAAATATTAGCAGAAGCTAATGCTTATGGATTAAGGGCAGAAGTTCAAGAATGGGCTAATAAACTTATGAAAGAAGGCCATGATTATGAGGCTGCATACACCATGGCTTTTAACGAGTGGTGTAAGTAAACTTTCCCACTTATTAACGTATAATCAATATGCTAGACGAAACTAAGTTATTTGACTTTGTGAAAATCATGTTTACAAAGCCAGCACACTATAAGAAAATAAAACAACATAATAAGAAGCGACACCACTTTATGATTAATAGATTTATGTCTATTAAATATCCTGCTAATGCAATGATGTTTAATATCAATGGTATTAATGGAGGCAATGTAGTGGATAGTTGGTCAATGGTTGCTGCTAGGTTTAAATCAGTACCTAGATGGTTTTATACTAAAACTAAGAAAGCTAAGAAAAATACGGTTGATAAATATAATCCAAGTGATAAAGCGGTAGAGCTTTATATGAGTAAAAACGAAATAGGTAATCGTGAATTTGGTGAGTTAAAATTATTTGCTAAAGATCAATTATTCGCAGACCTTAAAAAAATTGAAGAGCAAATAGATGTCTACAGGAATTAATGATACATTTACAGAAATAGTTGACGTTACTTTATATAAGTATAATTCTATTGACTTAAAACTTTGGGGGATTATTCTTAGAGGATATGTTTCTAAAAACCACGGACCAGATGCTAGTAGAGTTGTTGCTGTTCCAACGATGAGAGATTATATTACTAATCATTTTAAGAAAGATATTAATAGATTTCACGCAGTAAGTGATACAGCTATTCATAAAGAGGCTACTTCAATTTATTTTATTTGGCAGATATTTGAGACAATGCCAAATCTAAAATATATTAGAGTTAACTTAAATTCAAACTCAAGCTATAACAGAATTGTTAAAGTAGATCAGGCAAAGACTATTAAGTATGATGTAAAAGTTCTTAGAGGATTTATTAGAACCTTTGATATGTTTCATCCAAATGAAGTAAATTTAGTCAATAATGTTTTATTTAAAGCAGGATTACTTCAAAATAACCAACACTTTAAACTAATAAAAGTCAAGGATTTTTTAAATCAATTAGATTTATATTTATCAGAAAATAATAATGCTGATGTTTTTAGTGTAACTAATGCATTTATTTCTAAATTAGAACCCTATGAGGCTGATAATCCTGAAATGCTCTTAATCACAGATAAAGAGTCAGATATATAATAAAAAATAGACGATAATAGTCTTTATACTAAATGGTAACTAATTTTACTGCAAATCAAATAGGCGATCAAATTTTCGCTAGACTTCAAGAACCTTATGTTGATACATTAAGAGTTTTATCTTGGAGTATTCTAGCGGGTATTAGCTCACCAAATACAATCGGCACTTTACAGATAACAGAAGGAAGTACTGATGTTATGGGTACAGGGGTTAACTTTGATTTACAACCAGGAGATAAAATATTAGTAGGTTCTAACGTTTTAGAAGTAGATGCAGTTTATACAACTGCGTTTTCAATTACACAGCCTGCAACATTCTCAGCTGCAGCGGCAATATGGTATAAAGTACCAGATGCAAATAATAGATTTTCATACGAATGGAGGTTTTCACAAGAAGGTACTGCAACCGATGGTGGTCAAATGTCAGAGTTTAGAGCTCTTAATATTAATACTACACCAAATGATTTATTAGGTCAAACTTTTGACCCTGTAAAACCTCTTTGGTTAGATGTCAGAGCAGAAGTAGCAGCATTATCAGATTTACATACAATTAGCCTATTTAGCGTAACTTTTGAATTAGAGACTCAAGCGGGAACTATTGAATCTTGTCCACAAATTTGTAATGATTGTACAGATCCATATTTAGAAGGATGTACTAATGTGGTTGTTGACTGTTCAGATCCTATTTACAACCCATATAATTTGAGTAAACCAACTGCAATCTATAAAGAGATTTCAGATTTATCTGCAAATATGTGGGGACATGAAGTCAAATACTTTAGAGTAGAACCAGATCAAAGATCTAGAGATGTAGTCCTTATGGAGTATTCTCTCTATAATGTACAAGCACAGGGCCAACTTAAGATTATGGTACCTGATAATGAAATGCCAACACAAGATTTCCAATTCGATATATTTGGAATGGGCTGGGAAGACTTTGAAGTTCATATTACAAAAGGTCAAATGGAAGCTGCTTTTGGAGCAGGAAAACCACCGAGAGCTAGAGATTACTTATATTTCCCCTTAATGAATAGAATGTATGAAGTTTCTTCGGTTGCTTTTGCTGATGAATTCAATATGGAAATGACTTACTGGAGAGTAATGTTAAGAAAATATGAGGAAAGAACATCTACAATTGTTGGAGATGATACAACAGGCCAGGCAATTCAAACAGAAATGGATGGACTTACACAGGGTATTGAAGAAGTATTCGGAGAAGAAATACAGGCTGAATATGCTCAAACAAGTAAACCAGAACAATATCAAACAGTATTTAGTCCGGTAGGAGATGGAATTAGAGATAGAATTCATAATGCTATGACTATTTCAGATATGGAAATTAGAAATAAATGGACTATAGTTTCTAAAAATCATTATGATCTATCAACTATTAAAGATCAAGGTATTGAAGCTCTAGTTTACAAAAAAGTTTCTACTTTAGCTGCTGATAAAAATTTAGCATTTACAACTTGGTTTCAACCTAATTTAACTAGTCCAACTGCTGAACAAACATTATTTAATGGCAAGATTGGAAATAAAGGCTTAAAACTTACATTTAATCAATCTCAAATTAAAGCCTATGTGAATGACCAGGTATTTAATTTTGGATTTGGATCAGCTCCAATTAATGGAAACTGGTATGGTCTTGTATTTAACTTAAATAATAGCTATCAGCAAATTGCAAGTTATGTTTACAAATTAAATCCATCTAGTAATAGAAACCCTAATATGCCAATTGACCAGACTTTACCAGAAGTAATGAATCAAAAAATTAATACAGGTACTACATTAGGTTGGGTAACTGACAAGCAATACGCTTTAATGCCAGGTAAAATAAAACAAACTAATATTAGGCTATTTAAAAGCGTTATAGGACAGGGGCAACATAGGAATATATTACAGCAATATGTTGTTAGAGATAATCAACTAGCAGACATTATTGATAATGCAATTCCATCTATTCAATTAAGAAGGTATAATCAAAGCAGGTAATTATAGATATTCAGATCTAGTGGATTTTGTTAGATATATAGAATATAATATCATATTATGAGTGAAAAGAAAAAGACAATATCCGAACAAGCAGATCAAATAAGACAAGAGCTTGATGATCTGATTGGAGATGGAGTTATGGATGTGGAAAGTGATCCTAAAGATCTGCCTATTCAGGCTAGACCTACTGATTTAGTACCACAGGTTAATTATACTGAGTTAAAGTCTAGTGCAACTAAGAAAGCACAAAAGACTATTACTTCTTTAATGAAATTCTATCTTGATGCAGATATTATTGAAAAGGATGATTATATCCAGGCTAAGAAAAAGATGGATGAGATGACCATGTCTTCACTCATTTATCAATTACAAGCTGGAGAAAAAGCACTAACCACTCTATTAGAAACAATTGACTCTGGTGAATTAGCACCAAGAATGTTTGAAGTACTTGCAACTTTACAGAAGTCAATGTTAGATATTATTAAATCTCAGACCATGTACTTAATGGCTGCAGAAGAAGGCACGAAAAGAATTGCTAGAGATATTGAGATATATCAACAAAGAGCAAATCAATCAGAGATTGAAGGTGCGGGTGGAGACGCTGGTAATAAGAATATCCAAAGAGGTACAAAAGATTTAATGGCTGCAATTCAAGCAGGTATTCATGGTGCATCTGAAGAAGAGGATATTGAAGACGTAGAACCAACAGAAGAATAAATGTCAGACGGAATAGGAGATAATAAATGGATTCCCAAAGAGGAAGGGCCACAGGCAGCCTCGGAAAGAATTGTCTGGTCGACTAGACAGATCGATGATCTGTTAGTAGCAATGGACCAGGGTTATCGTCCTAAGATTAAGTTACCATTCTACGAGGGTAGACAATTTCTAAAGAAGGGTAATATTGTATTTGAATATACTGATGAGGAAATTAGTGAGTTAGCTAGATGTGCCAAGGACATTGTCTACTTTGCAGAGAAGTATGCGGTAGTAATGACAGATGAGGGTATTCAACAGGTAACACTAAGAGATTATCAGAAGGAAATGTTAAGAAATTTCCAGAATGATAGATTTAATATTGTGCTTGCTGCTCGACAAATGGGTAAAACAGTAACTGCATCTATTTTTAATGCATGGTATGTTACCTTTAATATGGATAAGAATACTCTGCTACTTGCAAATAAATCTGATTCAACAAAAGAAATTATTGATAAAGCCAAAACAGTAATTGAGAACTTACCGTTCTTTATGAAACCTGGTATTATTAAATATGATGTCATGAATGTGCGATGTGATAATGGTTGTCGTCTAATAGGACAATCAACCACAGCAAAATCTGGTATTGGTTTTACAATCCACAACTTATACCTAGATGAGTTTGCCCACGTCCATCCATCGATAGCTGATTCTTTCTATGAGAATGTATACCCTACATTATCTTCATCGAAAGTCTCAAGAATAACAATTACATCTACGCCGAATGGATTTAATAAGTTCTATCAAATCTATGCTGCGGCAGACCGTGGTGATAATGAATACCTAGCGACAAGAATAGATTGGTGGCAACATCCAGATAGAGATGAAGAATGGTATGAAAGAGAATTAGCAAACTTAGGTTCGATAGAAGCATTTAATAAACAATATGGAAATGAATTCGTTAGCTCATCTAATCTACTATTAGACCCAGTCGATATGAAGAAGATGAGAAAGAGAATGAAGCCCTATATTTTTCATGACTTTGACGAATTTGATTATATTAGTATTGATACAAAAGGCTTTTTAGAATGGGCTCCTAATT